TCAATCTGAACGGCAACACCTGCGCCGCCGTGCCGTGGCACCTCTACACGACGAAAGAGACGACAGGCCAGAAGTTCACGACCTGCCGCACGAAATCCATCAACCGCCCGCGCCGTAAATGGCTGGAGTCGAACCCAAACCTCGTCGTCAAGATGGAGAACTCCGACGATGTCGATGAAATCACGGACCATCCGCTCATCGACCTGCTCATCAACCCGAACCCGTGGATTGAAGCGTCGGACCTGTGGTACATGACCATCGTCGATATGGACCTGACCGGAGAGGCGTACTGGTGGATACCGCCCGACAAGACGCTCGGCGTGCCGACGGAGATATGGCCCGTTTGCGCGCAGTACATCAACCCGATACCCGACGCCAGCGCGTTCATCAAGGGCTACATCTACGAGCGCGGGCGGGCGAAGCATGAGTTCCCGCCAGAGGAAATCATCTACTTCCGGCGCCCGAATCCGCGCAACTTCTTCTCCGGCTTCGGCCCGGTTCAAGGCATCTCCGATGCCATTTACACGAACCGCGAGTTGTACGAGTTGGAGGAGGCGTTATTTGCGAACCGCGCCAACGTCGGCGGCGTGCTGGAACTCGGCGAGAACGTGAGCGCCGTAGAGCGTGACCGGCTGGCGGAGACCTTCTCCCAGCGCTATCAGGGCAACGCCAAGGCGGGCAAGACCGCCATCCTGCCGCCAGACGTTAAGTTCGTCAAGACGACGATGACGATGCAGGAGATGGCGAACGTCGATTGGCGGAAACTGAATAGAGAAGAAATCTGCGCGGCGTTGGATGTCAACATTTCCGTGTTGACGGCGCAAGGCGTTTCGCGCTCTAACGCCGAGGTCGGCGACTACCGACACGCGAAGAACGGCATTCTGCCCCGTCTGCGGAAACTGGAAGAAAAAATCAATCAATCGCTCTGTCCGCTGTTTGACGAGAAGATATTCCTGTCATTCTCAGACCCGGTGCCGGCGAACCGAGAGTTGGAGATGAACGAGCGCAAGACCTACACAGCCGCCGGCATCCTGGCCATCAACGAGGCCCGCGCCGACTTGGGCGAAGAACCCGTTGACGGCGGCGACGACCCGCTCGTGAGCAATCTGATGGTGCCGCTGAGTTCCATCACCGCGAACGCGGTGCCGAACCCGGAGATGGCGCAGGAAGAGGAAGAGACGCTCGCCGAGAACCTGGCGCGGAGCGCGATGGATATTATCAAGGAACGATTGGAGGCGAGATGAGTCTCGTCAAAGTCATCGTCATTCTGCTGTTCACCATCATCATGGGGCTGACGTGGTTCATCTGGGGACGGAAGAAACAATGAAACAACGTCGTGCTGACCTCGCCGTCACGGTGGCCGACCGCTTTCTGGCGGAAGCGGCGCGTGACGGTATCGCCGAACGTCTGGCCGAGACGATAGCCGCACGGGTGGGCAACGGTGTTGTTCATGTGGACAACGCGGTTGTTCGGGCCGCCGGTGACACGGGTGAGGAGACGGTCACGCCGGACGAAATCATGTTGGCGCATGACCATCTCTACGAAACACGCGGCGAGTTCCAAGTCTGGCTTGTCCACGGCGACTACATCCGTCGCGAGATAGACACGGACTTCACGAACTTCGGCCAGCACTACCGGTTCTTCTTCATTCCGGAGAAAGAGTTCTGGATTGACAACTCCGTGTTCGCGTATGAATACGGCTTCTATATCGACCACATGGCGACGGAGTACCGCCTGATGGTCGGCGGTGACGATTACGACCACGCGCTGGAATACGCCGACCGCAAAGAGCGCGACGAGCGCCAGTCGGCCGGCGGTGTCTATCGTGGCCCGATGGATGCGCCGGACGCCGCCGAGCGCGTTCACCTCGAGCAAATCGACGCGTACAGCAACGCCTACGTCATGTGCTGGCTCGTGGACGGCGACCTCATCCGCAAGGACTACGATGACGACTTCACGGAAGGCGGCCACGACCTCGTCTATGCGACATTCATCCCGCCCGGCGAGATGTGGCTCGACGATGAGGATGAGCCGCCCGAGATGCCGTTCTTCGCGCTTCACGAATTGACGGAGCGCGGGCTGATGCTGACGGGGATACCGTATGACCGAGCGCATCATGAAGCGAGCCGCGTAGAGTTGGAGGCGCGCCTGCATCCGGAAACGCTCACGGCGAAACTCGCCGAGGCGCTCAAGGCGAACGAACACGCCACGGCTCACGCTCTAATCGCCCCGGAAACCCCGCTGGGAGGGTCTAGGAGCCATTTTGACAGCCAGGCCGCAGTCCTGGCTGTCGTGAAACGGCCCCGCGGGCGCAAAATCAGTATGACGGAACGCCGGCGCGTCATTCTCGCTCTGAATCGACGGCTCAAACGGTTCGAGCATCGCATCTCTGCCGCGATGCGGCGCGTCTGGGCGCATGAGCGGAAAATCATGCTCGCGCACATGAAGCACTCCGGCCACCAGAAAGATTGCCCAGACTGCAAGGGAACAGGCTACGCTCACATCTCTACGGACGTGGGGCTCATCAACACGCCTTGCCTTGTTTGTCGAGGCTCCGGCAAAGACTACCGCCCCGACCTCATCGAGCGGTGGTTAGCCGGCTCCAGCGCGATGAAGAACTTGACAGCCGAGGAACTGCGACCCATATTCAAAGCGATACTGGACGCCGAGGGCGACGCTCTAAACGACAACTACGGACTCGGCATTGACTTCGATATGACCTCTCCTGCGCTCGTGGAGTATCTTCGCACGTACACCATCAAACTCGCTGACCAGTTGCAGACGACCAGCCAGGAGATGCTCACCGACACGTTGCGCGCCGGGATGATAGCCGGAGAAGGCATTCCGGACCTCACGCGGCGCATCACGGAGATGTTCCAGTCGTGGGACCGATATCGCGCCGAGCGCATAGCGCGCACCGAGACGTTGCGCGCATCGAACGCCGCGGCGGTCGAGACGTACAAGCAGAGCGTGCTGGAATCAAAGGAATGGATGGCGAGTGAGGATGATTTGACCTGTTTTCCGGCGAACACGAATGTCATCACCAGAAGCGGAGAGACGCATATCCAGGATATCCAGAAGGGCGACGAAGTTCTTACTCATGCGGGCTGGCGACGGGTCTCGCGGACTATGCGGCGCAGATATGCTGGCAAGATGATCGAGATAGAGACATCCGATGGGCGACGGCTGACGGCAACTGCCGAGCATCCGGTGTATGAAGTTGGCTATGGCTGGCGGGAAATTCAAGCCCTACGACATGGGAGCCGACTGAAGACGAGTGACAATCAAGTCGTCCAGGTCACTCGCGTTTTTTATTTCACTCTCGGCAATGTGGAAAACAAGATAGCCAAGTTCACGCAACCTCGCGTCGCGCTTGGCATCTTTCGCCAGGTCAGAATGCCAATACGTTCCATCTATCTCAAGGCACGCGTTCTGCTGAGGCAGATAAAAGTCAACGCTGAGTCTCCCGACGGGATGCTCTGGGCTGAAAGGAATACGCAAACGCTCCAGGGCTTCACGAACCGCACGCTCAATCGAAGTCTCGCCGTGATATTTGCGGCAACACGAGAAGCAACAGAATCTTCGCTCTGCGTTTGTCGATGGTGTCGTTCTAAATCTCTTGCCGCAGTTCAAGCAGTCAACGAATACTGGTGGGCGACGGCAGGCTTCCGAGCAATGCTTCATCCGAGGCGTATATGCGACGAATTGTTTCCCACATCGGGGGCATATTTTCCGCACGAGGAACTTTGTCCGGCAGGCCCAACTGCAAACCTTATAGCGATGAGCGATAGACTTATGAACCTCAAAATTCTTCCCGCAGACCGGGCAGGTCTTCGTAATGATCGGAGCCGAAGCGGCCAAGCAAGCCCGCGAGCAATGCGTTTTGTCCCTATGGGAGGGGTAGGCATAGAACGCTTTGCCACAAACTGGGCACGTCTTGGTTTGCCCAAATTTCGTGGCTCGATGGTAACACGTCCGAGAACAATACTTAGGGCGAGAGCGAGTTTGCAATTGATAAGCTGGGATAAATTGCTTGTGGCAATAAGCACATATATACATGGTATCTATAGTTATTATACCACTCTCGTCCTCGGAAGTCAACCATTCTTTGTGTTCAATCTGGAAGTTGAGGGCGCACATACATATTTTGCTAACGGCATCCTTGTCCACAACTGCGAAGATTGCGCCGTACTCGATGGCGAGGTCGTCGCGCTCGATGAGGACTTCTCTGACGGCGAGAACGAGCCGCCCGACCATCCGAACTGCCGGTGCTGTATTCTACCCATCGTGCCGGAGATCGAAGAGGCGGAAAGCGAAAGCGAAGAGGAGGAAACATGACCGATTGGAAGTATGACACGCTAGAGGCATTGGAGCGCTGGGTCGCATGGAAGTACATGACCGAGACGCTCTCCTGGACGGGCGAGAAAATCGCTCTTGAACTCGACCTGAACCTGGAGCGGTTGCTGAAGTGGGTCAACGCCGGCGCGCACACCATGAACCGCATCATGGACCAACAGCAGGGCAAGGTCAAGGCGATACTGCGCACGCTGATGGAGACGTATCCGTCGAGCGTCGTGTCGCCGGACGCATTGCCGGACATCGACTTGAAGAAGGTCGTCGAGTTCCTGAACGCCCAGGTCTATGACATGGACAAGATGGCAAAAATATTGAAAGTGAACCCCGAGGTGTTCCGCATCTGGTACGGGAAGCACCTCCCGGAGATAAACGCGGCCTTGAAGCAGGCCCACAAGCGAGGAGAATTCTCGCTGAAGTAAAAGGAGACAGGCAATGGATTTTGTTACCGAGAGAAAGAAATTCGTCGATGTATATCCCGACAAGGCCGCCGAGGTTGCCCAGCGACTGAAAATCAAGAAAGACGACCTGGAGATTGTCGTCAAGTACGGCACCTCCGAGACGGTCGAGTCGAACCCCTCCGAGCGGTCCGTGGTGTCATACATCACGACCGGCGTCAAGGACCGCGACGGCGAGGTCATCCTGCCGGACGGTCTGCAGGAGAAGCACTTCCGCGAGAACCCGGTCGTGCCGTTCGGGCATGATTACCACTCCCTGCCGGTGGCGAAGAATATGTGGCTCCGCAAAGACGGCAAGGGTATCCTCGCCAAGACGGTGTTTGCCAACTCCGCGAAGGCCGAAGAGGTCTATCGCGCCTATACGGAGGACATCGGCGGGAGCGGACCGCTCTGCCGCGCATGGTCTATCGGCTTCATCCCGATCGAGTGGGAAGAGCCGGTGCAGAAGGCGGGCGATGACACACCGCGACGCATCTACAAGAAGTGGGAACTGTTGGAATACAGCGCCGTGCCTATCCCGTCATGCCCCGAGGCGCTGACTCTGGCTGTCGGCAAGGGTATCATCTCCGCCGCGACGGCGAAAGAATTCAACCCCGACGCGCCGGACTCGTCCGCGACTGTCGAGATGGCGAAAGAGGCCGTCGAACCCGTTGTCGAGAAGGCACTCGACGAGGCGGTCGGCAAGCCCGAGGTGACGGAGAACTACATCCGCATCCCCGTGGACAAGGGCGACCATAGCGGTCACAAAATTCGCACGATGTCGTTGTCCGACGCGAAGGGCATCAAATCGCTGTACTGCGTTGACTGCAAGAAAATCATCACCTACCTGTTCGACAAAGACAAGTGGACGATGGAGACGGCGCGCGCCTGGGTCAACGACCACAAGGAAATCCACGATACCATCGCTCAAGCGGTGTATGAGGACACGATGATTCCGTTTGTGGTAAACTTGTCTCGCTCTGATGCTCTTCGCGACGCCATGCACGACGAGACCATCGGGATGTACGAGAACATCCTGGGCGAGATTCTTGATACACAGGACATGATTCGCGCTCTACCCGCTGTTGTTCAAGAAAAGCAAGTGTTCACGAAAGTTGAACAGCCCGAAAAGTTGAACCCGCCAGCCGCCATCCCGCTCGACAAGGAGATGGTGAAACAGGTGGCGCTCGATATTCTGAAGGCCATCCCGCCCGAAGAACTGCGGAAGCAAATCAACGAGGGCATCGCTCTCGCCGTTGATAAACTGAGAGGTAAGGTCAGATGAAAAAGCAACCGACACATGCGGACCTGCTCCGCGAACTCGAAGCCCTGAAGAAACAGGTCGAGGCGCTGACGACACAGCCTCCGACGACCATCATCCGGGTCATCGAGCATTGGCCGTCATATCCGCCTTATCAATGGCCGGGATACTGGCCTCATTGGGATCCGATAACGACTCCTTATTGGGGAGGCGGGACCATAGGCAACGGCACCCAGTCCGTTGATTCAAACAACGGGATGCCTCAATACACATTGACATGAGCCAAATCGAAATCGTATGCCCCGGATGCGGCTTCGTCGGAAAAGCGCGTGATGCATTCGATGAACTCGGACGCCGCACCGCCGTTGTGAAGTGCGCGAAGTGCCAAACGAAGTTCCGGCTCACGCATCCGCTGGGCAATAAAGACATGGAACATAAATTTCAGGTCGCCGAGGACATCCCCGACGACAGCGTTTTACTATGACGATACATCTGCTGGCCTCGGCTCTCATTCGGCAAGCACCCCGCTCCGGCTCTAGAGACATCAGGCCGCACCAGTACCCGGTGGAGACACTCCGTGAGAAGTGTCAGCCGGTGAACAGGCGGCTGGAGATGTCAGGACGCACGAAGCGCGGCGGGCGGCACGACACGCCGAAATCCAAAGCCAGCATCGGATAATTTTATGAGCGACGAAACCAAACAGGCTAATGCTCAAATCGACGAGGCCGTCAAACTCGCCGTCAACGAGGCGGTGGGCAAGTACGTCGCCGACGCTATGAAGGAACAGCGCGCCGACGCAGAGGCCAAAATCAAGGAAGCCGATAAGAAATTCCTCATCCCCGAGGAAAAGCAAAAAGCGGCGAATGAAGCCGCCAAGGAGTTCAAGGGCTTCCGGTATTTCTTGGACTCCATCTATCGGTCCCGCAAGTCGGGCACTCTCGACCCGCGTCTCGCCAAACTCTACGTCGAGGAGAAAGGCGGGGCCGGCACGACGGGACACTCGGAAATCGCCGACGACTCAATGGGCGGTTTCCTCGTCCCTGAGGTCTATAGGGCAGACCTGCAGGAACTGGCAATCGAAGATGAAATCGTGCGCCGGTGCGGGCCGACCGTCATTCCGATGACGACCGACTCGCTGAAAATCCCCTATGTCGCCGACACGAGCCACGTCTCGTCCCTGTTCGGCGGCATCATCGCCTACTGGACGGCAGAAGCGGCCCAGAAGTCTGGGACCGCACCGCTGTTCGGTCAGATGGAATTGACGCCGCACAAATTGGCCGGCATCACCTATGCCTCGAACGAATTGCTCGCCGACAGCGCCATCGCGCTGGAGCCGATGCTCAAGCGGCAGTTCGCGAAGGCGTGGGCGTGGAACGAGGACTACGCTTTCCTGCGTGGCTCCGGTGCCGGTATGCCCCTGGGCGTCCTGAACTGCGGCTGTCTCTCTTCCGTCTATCGGGCCGTCGTGTCGCACATCTCCTATGACGACATCGCCAAGATGTATGCGGCCATGCTCCCCACGTCGCTCAATCGAGCGGTCTGGGTCATCAACCCGAGCCTCATTCCCGAACTCATCACGATGGGCACCAAGTATCTCTCGACCGAGTATACCCGCATCCTGGTCTTTCAGCCGGATGCACACCTCGGCATCAACTGGACGCTCCTGGGCCGGCCCGTGTTCATCACGGAAAAACTGCCCCATCTCGCAACCGCAAACGACATTATCTTCGCCGACTTCTCCTACTACCTCATCGGCGATCGCCAGGCCATCACCATCGACGCCTCCACGCACATCAGATTCGACTACGACGAGACCGCATGGCGGTTCGTTCTGCGCGTCGCTGGGCAATGCTGGCCCCAGACGAAGTTGACCTTGAAGGACAACTCCGCCACCTATTCCCCGTTCGTCGGACTCGCCTCGACCACGTCCTGACGCTAGGAGCAGAAAATGGATTACGATACAAAGACGGGCGGCTTCAAGAGTCTCGGTGAATTTCTAGTCCGCGCCCGCGCCGTCAGCATTGGTCAAGCGTCCGACAGTCGGCTCGTCAAGACTGGGCACCTTGCTATGTCGGATGATTCTCTCGGCGGTTTCCTCATCCCTGAGGAATGGGCCTCTCAAATCATGGCGGTTGCGCTGGAGGATGCCATCGTCCGGCCTCGGGCGGTGGTGCTGAAAGCGCACACCGATTCGCTCCACGTGCGGACCATCGTTGAAAGCGACCGCTCCACCTACATCTACGGTGGGGTGACGTTCACATGGATGGCCCCGGCGACCGCCATCAGCGGCGCGAGCGTCATCTCCGGCATCAAGTTCGGAGATGTTGAAATGACGCCACACAAACTCGGGGGCGGGTTCTTCACGGCGAACGAACTCATGGCCGACGTTGACAACTTCGGCAACCTCATGCGCACCTTCATCGGCCGCGCTCTGGCGTTTGTCGAGGACGCCGCGTTCATTCGCGGCTCCGGCGCCGGCCAACCGCTCGGGATTCTCAATTGCCCCGCGCTCATCAAGACAGTCCGTGCCGCTGGGACATCCACCGATATCTACTACGAGGACATCGCCGGTGTAGCGGCTCGTTTCCTCCCCGACAGTTGGAAGCGGGCCGTGTGGCTCGTCAGCCCCGGCGCGCTCGCCTCCCTCATCAAACTCAAGCGCAGCGACACGGCGCTCGCCAATCACATCGACATGGGGCAGAACACAATCCTCGGGCGGCCATTTATCGTTACCGAGCAAGCCACGGCACTCGGCACGTTCGGCGATTTGATTCTCGCCGATTTCGCCCACTACCTGATAGCCGACAGGTCAATCATCATCGATGCGTCTCAGCACGTTCCCGGTTCTTACGGCTACGTCACAGATGAGACGTTCTGGCGAATCACGTTCCGCGTGGACGGACAGCCGATGCTGTCCTCGGCAATCACGCCGAAGAACGGGTCCACAACCGTGAGCCCGTTTGTCACGATCGCCACACACAGTTAACAAGGAGACCCAAATATGGGCAACATTCACTATTTCACACAGCAATACGACGTGCTGTACGGAGGCTATCACGTCTCCATCGGTCAAAGCACCATCACGACCACCTACGCCAACATGGCCAACTATGACCTTCTGGTCGGCGTTCTCTCCGGCTCGGCCCTCGCCTCCGGCTCGACGCTGACGCTGAAGGCGTATCAGGCCTCGACCTCCACGGGGTCCGGCTCCAAGACGGTCACGGGTGCGACGGCCACCGTGGTCGGCGGGACGGCCAGCACGTTCGCGCTCGTTTGCCAGGTCAGAGGTCAGGACCTCGACGCCGGCAACGGCTTCCAGTACGTTTCGTTCCTCGGAACGACGAACAACGGCTCGGGAACCGAACTCGGCATCGTCACTCTCATCGGCGGGCGGGCACGCTACAAACAGTCCACCGTCCCCTCAATGTAAGCAGAAGCAGGAGTGCAAACTCAGAAGCGATATCAGGAAGTCGGGGGGTCGGCAACGGCCCCCCGCCCTTCCGACCAGGAGCATGAATGAGAATTATTTGGAGTTCGAGCGAGCCGGACTGCAAGACCGCATACGGCATCGTCACCGCTGAAGCGGTGCGGCGGCTGACGGACGCGGGTCACTACGTCCGAATCGCCACGAAGCATCAGACGACCGGGTGGCATTATTGGTATGACCGCGCCCGGATGATGGAGTTGGTCGATGAGGTTGGCACGGCGGTTGACGCGCATCAAGACCCGTCCACCCTGCTCGGCAAACTCTACGAGGAAGTCCAGGGCATCGATGTGTTCGACGGCACGAACGGCTACTACATCAACAAGATGATGGAGCAAGAGAAGTTCGATTACGTTTTCACGTCGTGGGACATCTGGACGATGTGCGGCCACCGTCTGTTCCCGAAAGAGCAATGGGCGGCCGTCGCGTACATCGACTCCGAATGGATATCGGAGCGCATGAAAGAGATATTCGTCGAGCCGGGAATCGTCATCGGCCCGACGCGGCACGCTATCCGAGAACTTGAGGCGATGGGGCTAAGGCCTATCTACGCGCCGCTCGGCATGGACGCGTCGGTGTTCACGATCCGCCCAGCCGGGCGCGAGGCGTTCCGCAAGGCCGTCGGGCTCAAGGGCGGCGAGTTCCTCATCGGTGCCGTCGGGCTTAACTACGGCGATGACCGCAAGGGCTACATCCCGCTCATGCAGGCGTTCAAAGTGTTCCACGAGCGGCACGAAGAAGCGCGGCTCTATCTGCACTCACACGCTGGCGGGATTCTCGCCGAGACGCTCAACTATCAGCAAATCGCCAAGAACATCGGCATCAACGATTGGGTGCTATGGCCGGACCAGGGCGCGATGTGGATGGGCCGGATCGACGCGACGATGATGGCGAATATCTACAACGGGTTCGACCTATTCGCGCTCCCGACACGCGGCGAAGGCTTCGGCGTTCCCATCATCGAGGCTCAGGCGTGCGGCGTTCCCGTCGTCGTGACCGATACGACCAGCGGGCCGGAACTCTGCAAGACCGGCTGGCTCATCAAGACGGACAAGTTCGCCGACCGCGAGTGGCTCGGTACGGAAGGCTTCCGCCTCCGCTGTGACGCCGGGGCCGTGCTGGATGCGCTCGAAGAAGGCTACGCGGCCGTGAAGCCGTGCGACCGCGGCGCGATAGCGCAGAAGGTCCGAAGCGGCATTCTGGAGTATGACTGGGACAACGTATTCCCAAAGTTTTGGGAGCCACTATTTGTAGATATGGAACGCAAGATATCAAAAGCATGAGCAAAAAAGGCGTCATTATTATGTGCGTTGTTTGCGGGGAGCCGTTTTATGTGAGCAATTATTTCATCAACAAACGCCCCGCAATCTGTTGCTCTAAGAAATGCTTAGGCGTTTTTCAATCCGGCAAAGGTGCGCCGCGCTGGAAGGGCAAGACCAGGGAATATGCCTGTAAGCAATGCGGACGAGTGTTCATGGGTAAGCAATATCGAACAAACAACGCAAGGAATTTTTGTTCTAGTCGTTGCTATCACCTATGGCTATGCGGGGCGAATAACTATCGCTGGGAGGAGAAAGTCGCTATTCCTTGCACCCATTGCGGGAGGTTGATTTTTGTTCCCGCAACACAAACCCCTGACCAGAAGCGTATCTATTGTTCTCGCTCTTGCTTCCGTCTCGGGTGTACTGGTCCAGGAAATCCGATGTATGGGCGAAGCGGGGAGAAGAGTCCGACATGGAATGGAGGCGCCTCCTATGAACCCTATACGAGCGCATTTGTGAGACGCACTAGATATGAAGTTCGCCAGCGCGATAAGCATTTGTGCCAATTTTGCGGGGCGGTGGCTACTTGGCGAGCATTGCCCGTTCACCATATTGACGGAGATAAGAAAAACGAAGACCAGATCAACCTCATTGCTCTGTGCGATTCTTGCCATTCCCTAACCTACGGTAAGCCAGAAACTCGGCAAAAGTGGCAGTTCTTTTATGAGACTTATCAAGAACTTCGACTGTTACACTCTCTTAAGATCGTGGAGAGGCGCATTGTCACCCACAACGATTGAGGTCGAGTTCCTCGTCGATTGGAAGTGCGCCCATCGCGGCGAGCGGCGGAGCGTCACGGCGGACTGCGCCGCCGTCTGGGTCTCGCAGGGCATCGCGAAGTTCGTCAGCGTGCCGCCGATGAACAAGATGGTGGAGAACCCACCGCTGGCAAAATGAAAAGAAGAAACATTCGACGACAAGACGGTCATGTTACCATGACCCTTGCGATACAGACCATTACCACATGGAGGTAAAAAATGGCATCCCTTCTGTATGATTATTTCAAGTCCTCGGTGATGGATGCGGCTATCAACCTCACGACCGCGACCGTGTACTGTCTGCTCGTTAACGGCTACACAGCCCTCTCGTCGCACCAGTTCCGGTCCAGCGTCACGAGCGAAGTCAGCACGACCAACTACACCACGGGCGGAGTCTCTATCACGACCCTCACCGTCACGACCGACACCACGAACCATTGGGGTCAATGGGGTGGGGCGAACGTCGCGTGGTCCAGCGTTACGCTGACCGCAACGGGCGCTGTCGTGTACAAGTCCACCGGGGCGGCCTCGACCGACAACCTCATCTGCTACTTCGATTTCGGCGGAGCGCAGACAGCCACGAACGGCACGTTCACGGTTCAATGGTCCACGGCCGGCATCATCCACCTGTCCTGACATAGGGTCATGAACGGGTGGGTTGGGTTTGATTTCGACGGGGCTCTCGTGAAGTTCCCCTCCGGGAACGGCAAGACCTACGGGGCGGACAACGAAGAAGTCGTCTCATTCCTCCGCACGCTGAAGCAGTCCGGCATTGAAGTGAGGATATTCTCCGCCCGAGCAGGCAACGACGGCTCCCGCGCCATCGTTCAAGGGTGGCTCATTGAACATGGGCTATCCGACGTTGCCATCACTGACCGCAAGGACTTTTCGATGGCGGCGCTCTTGGATGATTTGGCTATCACGATCGACCCGGCAACGGGTCAGGTGATGACGCACCCGTCTGCGTTGAACACGATAATGGCCCGCATCGGGGTCAGAATAGGAGAGCCAGCAATGGACAAATCTCGCGTTCCGGAAACAAAGGTCAAGGTTAAAAAAGACAATGCGTTGGAGGGCCAGAATCTGAGTGCCGCGCCCGTCGGCACGGTTGTGCATAAGACAGTCACGGCGGACTCGGTGAGCGTGACTGTCACACCTGCGCCACTCGGCGTCGGAGGCTCGGTGACCAAATAACTTTCGAGGAGGGCTATATGCCGACTGTCTTACTGGCGGTCCCGGTCATGCGGGGCCAACTGGAGCCGGAGTGCCTACACTCGTTGCTCGCGGCGCGCTCGTATTTTGATGAGCGCGGCATCGGGCACAAGGTGCTGACGAACGAATGCTCGCTTATCTCCGCATCGCGGAACGACATGGCGATGTCATTCCTGAACGTCACGAATGCCGACTTTCTGATGTGGCTGGATAGCGATATCTCGTTCCCGCCATATGGCATTTATCGGCTGATGAAACACGACCTCGACGTTGTGGGCGGCGTCTATTTCCGCAAGGAGCGCGAGGCGCGGCCGCTCATCATGAAACTGGACGAGAAGAATATGTTCCACACGCGCTGGGACATCCCCCGCACCGGACTGTTTGAGGTCGACGCGATGGGCGCGGGCTTCCTGCTCGTCAAGCGCCGGGTGCTGGAGCAGTTCACGCCGGAGGTCGTGCTGAACATCGGCACGCCGTTCGGCATCGGGCTCGACGCAAACGGCAAGGAAGAGGGCGAGGATTTATCGTTCTGCCGTCGCGTCCGCAAACTCGGCTTCAAGGTCTGGGCCGACCCGTCAATCCCTCTCTCGCATATCGGGAAGTGGTCATACGGGCGAAGCGACTACGAGGCGGCGGCGATGTTGGTCAAGATGCGCGAGGAGCATGAACTCTATACAAACGAAATCGGCGGGTGGATGACCGTGCCGGAGTTGAACTGGCTCTTCGAGACTGCGAAGCGGATGGAGAGCATCGTCGAGGTCGGCAGTTGGAAAGGCCGCTCGACGCACGCTCTGCTGTCCGGGTGCAAGGGCAAAGTCACGGCGGTCGACACCTGGCTGGGCTCGCCGAACGAAGTGCGGAGTCCGACCGTTGAAGTGCCGGACCACGATGTGTATGACGAGTTCATAGTGAACGTCGGCGAGTTCCCGAACCTTGAGGTGAAGCGCATGACGAGCCTTGAGGCGGCGGCGCTGTTCCCCGACAAGTCGGTGGACATGGTGTTCATCGACGGCAATCACGGCTATGAATCCGTGAAGGCGGACATCGAGGCCTGGCTCCCGAAGGCGAAGCGGATACTCTGCGGCCATGACTGGCATTGGCATAGCGTGCAGGAAGCGGTGACAGAGCGATTCGGAGAGCCCGACACTGCGGAGACAATCTGGGTCGTAAAAGTTGACGAGCGATGAAGTTCTCAGAGACGCGCACGGTCGAGCGGATACAGATTCCGATAACACGGGTCTGCCATCGGCGGTGCCCGAACTGTATCGTGCGCGAGCAGTTGGCGTGGTATGACCCGCGCATCGAATGGCGGGAACTGCCGCTCGACGAGTTGCGGCGCATCGGGTCGCTCATCGGGCCTATCAAGACGCTCGAAATCACGGGCGGCGAGCCGACGATGCACTCACAGTTCGCGGAGATATCGAACCGCCTCGCCGATATCTTTCAATGCGACGACGTGATGCTCGTGACGAACGGCTGGCTGTTCAAGGAGCATCCCGAGGCATTGCCGCTGTTGATGAAGTACCACCGCGTCTATCTTTCCCACTACACGGATGAGTTTGTCATGCGCTACGGCACCCGCACGAACACCGAAGCGTGTGTCGCGGTCGGCAAGTACATGGCGGAGCAAGGCCACATCGGTCTGCGATGGAATGAGATTTCCTACCACTTCCCCTACGCCGCGCCACCCTATCCAGGGACGCCGTGCTGGTGGTATGAGTCGGACATGGTTTCCTGCTTCAACAGCACGCTCTACGGGTGCTGTATTGCATGGGGCCTGAAGAACCCCGGCAAAGGCATTCCACTCACAGCAGATTGGCGGGCGCATCTCGCGGAGATTGAACTGCCGTGCGAGACGTGCCCGAATTCCGGAAGAGGATGAACGAAGATGTCACCCGCGTTATCGACCGGAAATGTCCGCATCATAGCGGGCCTTTCCATCTCGCCGTCGCCCGCGTTCCTTGCCGGGTCGATGTTTCAGCCGATACCGACAATATTTACGACGATCGGCGGGGGTGGGTCGGGGGGGCCCGGTTATTGGGTGAGCCCCACCGGGACGGCGTCCTGGGCCAGCGCCTACGGCACGACCCCGCTCACGAGCGTGGCCTGCTGTTCGCTGGCCACGGCCAACGCCAACGCCGCCGCCGGAGACACGGTTATTCTGCGGGGCGGGACATACAACTGCCCGCTTGCTCCGGTCCACTCGGGCACGCAGTCTGCGAAAATCACCTGGATAAACTACACGGGCGAAACGCCCGTCATCCATTTCAAGGATACCGGCATTCCCGGCCATGCGGCCCCGGTGTATTGGTATTATTACGGTATCCTGCTGTCCGCAGTGAGTTGGCATAAGATTTGGGGTATCAATGTAGATAGCCCACCTAACACCGAAATAACACAGGACTACGGGCGTCCGCTCGTCTTGGTCGGGGGCGCGTCCTATAATGAAATCGCCTATACGGATATCAACGCTAACCGAAACGGATATACGGGCTGGTGGACATCGAACGCCCCGATTACGCCGAACGTCCACAACTGGCTCCATCACTACGTCCTTCGGAACACAGGACATCTCTACGAGGTGTCTCCTACGGAGGTTGCCGCGACGATGGGCCTACAGATCGGCATCCCTGGATACGACTGGGTTAGCGGCAACAACACGGTAGAGAATGGCGTTATCTACAACGCCGGGCATCATTGTATAGAGGTGTTCTCCCAGTACAACGTCTTTAAACACAATTATATGCACAACGAGGGGAACGAACCCTGGTCGGGCGTACAGCCTCTTTATGGCCCCGATTCCGTGCCGCCTGCTGTTTCTACTCCGCTCTGGGGTCATCGCGTACTAAGCATGGACTGCTATCAGGCCCCGCACCAATATGCGCTAATCGAAAGCAATCGCCTTGGATATGCTGGCCCTCCCTCGGAGGATGATGGGGGCGACTGTCTATGCCTAACAACCTCTGGGAACATCGTCCGCTATAACGATATCTACCACGCCCAGAACAACGGAATCCTGATGAAGTACCAATCGCCCGCCCCTGCCTACGGCGTCGCCAACGCCAATCGGGTGTTCAACAACACCATCTTCAATAGCGGGCGCTATAACAACATCGGGGCTCCCTACTTGGCTAACCAATGGGAGGGGTGCGGGATACGCTGGTATGGCGGCTACCAGTTCGACGGAAACGCCATCATTAACAACATCGTTTATCAGTCTGGCGGAGGAACGGACGTTTATCCGGCCTATGCCGGAACAAATAGGATTGAGAGCAACTGGCTAACAGCGAACGGCGACCCGGAGTTCACGAATCCGGAAAAGACAGTCCTCGACCCGACTAACGCGCTACTCCCGGACCTGACCCTACAAGCCGGGTCGCCCTGCATCGGCGCAGCGGAACCGCTGACGCACGCCGTCGGAGCGGGTGCCGGTTCGACCACGCTGGTTGTTGGCGTTGGCGCTCCATCGGCGGCTTACGGCTACCCGAATGGAACTCCCGATGCCCTATTCTTCCAGGACGGAACGTGGGGATCTGCGCTGACTCACGGCGTGACGTTGTTCCCGGACTGGATAGCGATCGGAACGGTCGGAAACATCGTCCAGATTCAGGCGGTAGATTATGTGAATAACGTCATCACGCTCGCCTCGCCGATGACGTGGAATGACGGGGCGTCGATTTGGCTCTACAGCAATTCAGATGGGGTGCGCGTCCTTTACGGCACGGCGCCGGACCTCGGGGCGCACCCGGTAGTGAGGTAACGCATGGCTATTTCACCTTTGGTCTATACCGTCACTCCGACAGGTTCGAACTCCGGTACAAGTTGGACAACTCTCCAGGGCGCTCTTGCCGCTCTCTACGGAACTTATCCCGACCTCACTGCGTCTAGCGGCTACACCGCAGAGATAAAAGTAGACAATTCGTGGTCAGCATGGGACACGACTGCGGTAACGGCAAATCTCCCGAAATCGAAGATCACAAACTGGCTCTGGATTCACACCACGGCAGCGGCTCGGCATCTGGGACACCAGACCACGGCTGCCTATGGGGTTTATGTCACTAATGCCGCGAGCTTTCATCCATCCTCAAACGTCCAGTTCTACGTCATCATAGATGGCCTTCAATTCGGTCATTCGTCCGTCAGCGCGGCCCAGTACAATTTCTACGTAAACGCAGCCCAGTCCGGTTCAGTCCTGATACTCTCCGACTGCCTGACGCAAGGAGCCGCCAATAATTCATACTCGGAACCTGGGTTAACCTTTGGCGCGACTGCCGCGAACCTGACGGTCTATATCTGGAATCACATCGACTGCGGTCACGGAACATACGCCACCTCGAATAATGCTGGACTATATCTAGCGACGGCACAACCCGTCTACTGCTACAACTCCGTTTTTGCGGGCAATTACAACGGGGTCATCGGATCGGGCACAGCCCTGACGATGAAGAACTGCTACGCCTCCGGGTCGCATGCCGCCTATACCACCGTCAACTCCATGACGACCTGTGCCTCGTCCGACACGACCGGCTCAAGCGGGCTGACGAGTATGGCCAAGAATACGACACAATTCCAGAACGTCACGCCGGGCTCCGAAGACTTCCGCATCGCGGGCACCGGCTCGGGGCTCTACCACACGGGAACATATACGCAGGGCGACGCGGCTCCGATGAATTTCACGACGGACATTATCGGCACGGCCTACGACAACCCGCCCTCAATCGGGGCAAGCGAGTACGTTGCGGCCAGCAGCCCCGTCACCGTTGCCCTCGCCGCACTTGCCGGGGCATACTTTCCGGTCACCCAAACCGTCGTGGCAACTCAGAATCTATCTGTCGGCCCCCATCTCGCCACTGTGGTGACGATGAACTTCTAAGCATAGGCAATCAATGGCAGACGCTACGATTACGCCAAACGCTGTCGCCGGGGCGCTTGCGGCCCCGAACAGCCCGTCCACAACGGCCGCTGAATGGTACACGCCAGCCGATGTCGATGGGCAGTTCTTAACTGTTGACCCGTCGCTCGCTATCAGCACGACCATAACGCCCGCTGCAGTCGCGGGTTTATTTTCGACGGTGGCGGCGACAGCCTCCGTTTGGGTACAGGCCTCCGTCAACGCAATTGCTAATTTATTCTCGACCATCGCCGTCACGGTATTGGCGGCATCGCTCGTTGCCGCTCCTGCTATCGCCGGCCAGTTCGGTCAACCGGCACAGACAGGGGGAGCGTCAGCAGTTGTTGTGCCGAATGCTACGGCTGGTCAATTCTCGACGGTAGCCCCGTCAATCTCTGCGACGATTAACACGACCGTTGTGCCAAATGCTACGGCCGGTCAATTCTCGACGGTAGCCCCGTCAATCTCTGCGACGATTAACACGACCGTTGTGCCAAATGCTACGGCCGGTCAATTCTCGACGGTTGCCCCGGTCGCGTTCATCATCTTTAACGACACAGTTATCCCGACATCAGTGACGGGTCAATTCTTGCCTCTGGCGCCGGCGCTCTCTATCTCCACGGTCGTGCAGCCGTCCGCGTTACTGGGGCAATGCAACGCCCCGAATCCCAGCATCTCCATCTCACCGACGGTGATTGTCGCGCCGCAGATGGGGACATTCGGTTCTGTCATACCTTATACCGTCGGGTCTGCGGTCATCATTCCTGGCTCTGCCTCCGGGCGTTTCGTCGCCCCGAATAACCCAAGCCTCTCCCTGTCCACGTACTTCGCCGTTGATGTCATCGCGGGGACACCCACGCCTCTCGCCACTCAAATATCCGTCTCTATTGCCCGGACCCCGGCTCCAGGAGCCAGTACATTCATCCCCATCGCGCCGACTCCGGTCGCGCAGAGCGGGTCCATCAGCACGAACATTATGGTCGAGCCTATCGCGGGCGCCTTCACGGCCCCGAATAACTCATACGTTTCAGTCAGTGTGCTCTGTGTGGAAGCCACAGCCATCGCCGGCCAATTCTCTCAGCCCGGTGTTACTATTATTGCCGGGATGCCGGCGAATGTCACGCCTGCGCCGATAGGTGGCGCGTTCTCCGTGCCACTTCTTGCGGAATACCTGGATGCCTCGCTTGTCGCCTACGATATTGACGGACAGTTTTCACTCCCGACATCTTTGGTCGTCGGAACGGCCTTGTTCACGCCGAGCGTTATCGGCGGGCAATTCCTCTCCATCGACCCGACCATTGTTATCCCGGTCATCATCGCCCCCGTCGCCCTCGGCGGCCAATTCTCGTTGCAGGCGCCGGCGCTTCAACTCGGAACCTCAGCCGAAATCACTCTGAATGCCGTCAGCGGCCAGTTCGATGCAGTCCACCCGTCGGTCGCAACGACCGTCAGCGTGGCGGTTGCCCCGAATTCCGTCACGGGTCAATTCAATCAGCCGACGGCGCAAGCGAACACCGACGCTACCGCATCTCCTCAGGCAATTGGCGGGGCGTTCGCGCAGATTGCGGTTGCGATACTGACTGATGTCGATGAAGTGCCGGATGCCATTTTCGGCTATTTCACACCTGCCCAGCCGATGCTCATTATCAGTCAACAGAACATTAACGCGACCCTCGAACTCAATGCTATCGCAGGGCAGTTCATGCCCAGCGCCTCAGCCGTCTGCGATTCGCATGTCACGTCTAATTCTGTGGCTGGCGCATTCTCGATAATCGGCCCGTCGTTATCGCTATCATCCGTCATCGCGCCGGACGCGGTGGCGGGGTCATTCTCGGCCGTCACTCAGAGCCTGCTCGTGCAGGGCGCGGTAACAATGAACGTCGGAGCCGTCGAGGGTCTATTTACCGCGCCACATGTATTCGTCTCCATCGGCTCCATCCTCAATGCTACAGCGGCAGTCGCGGTAGACAACGGGCATTTCTCATTGATGAAGCCGACGGTGAAAATCAGCCGAGCGCGGTGTCTTATTCGGGCATCAAGCGTCATCGACCGCTCCGTCCCCCGGCGGCCCTCTGTGATAGACAGGATAATCCTGATCGAGAATAAAATCATTCCGTAGGAGCATAACGATGCCTATATACCTCGGCGAAACCGACACGACAATCGAACTCGATTGTGGCGTTGATGTCTCGGCGGCCACGCTCATGCAAATTCACTACCGAACGCCGACCGGAATCGAAGGCAACTGGACCGCCGCGCAGTCCGGTCCGACGGTCATCTATTACATCACCGTGGCGAACGATTTGAACGAGGCCGGCCGTTGGCAGATACAAGCATACGTCGAGACGCCCGACTGGAAGGGCTATGGCGACACCTCATCGTTCGAGGTCGAGGAACCGCTCTAGGAGTCAGCCATGAGTCTGAATAAATACGCATTGACATCGACCGACGAGGCGCTCGCCTATCTCGGCGTATCGCCGCGCAAGAACGCACTCTGGGTTTCCGCGACCGCAACGGACGCGACCGCCGCTACCGTCGAGGCGTCCAGCGCTGCCTTGACGCTCATCATAACGGGTGGGACAGATGGCGGGACAACGACGTTCACGTTCACCGACCCCGACTACAACACGATGGTCGAACTCGTTGCCGGCATCAACGCAACCTCCGGCTGGTCGGCAGGCCTACTCTGCGCGGAGCAATCCGACTCTGCTTATCTTGTCTCGACTGGGTCAATGGCGTGTCTCAACGCGCCGACGACGTTGCAGACCATCGACGCATGGACTGTTGAGCGGCTCATCGAGCGCGCCTCGGACTATATCGAGCGCTATTGCAACCGCAAATTCGTCGCCCGTCAATATACGAACGAAGTCTACTGGGGCAACGACAACCCGCGCCTCGTGCTGGACCAGTATCCGGTGAACCGCGTCAACAGCATTAAGTGCGGACGCACGACGGCGGGGCTCATCGCTTGCTCGAACGCCGCCAGCACCGCGTACATCGAAATCACCGACACATCGTTCATCCTGACGGCGGACAACGTGACCGTCGCCACGCTGAAACTTTCCGATTATGCGAACATCGGACTTCTGCGCGACGCTATCAACGCGGTCCCCGGTTGGTATCTCGAACTCTATGGCATCTATTTCGCCAACAACATCTACGTCTCAAATTTGCAGACGACAGAGTTGCTCCCGTCCTACGGAGCCCGCTGGGATTGTTATCCGCGCCGGCTGGGCATCGAGGTCACGAATTTTTATCTCGACTACTACCTCTTCGAGAAAGGACCGGGCTCGGATGAGCGGCGCAATCCCGGCATTCTCTACTACCCGAGCGGGTTCTCTCGGAGCCTGGAATACTTTATCACCTACTGGGCCGGATATCAGCAGATACCGTATGAACTCGAACTCGCGTGTCTGGAGTTGGTGAAGTTCAAATACAACATGATTTCCAAAGACCTCGCGCTCAAGGAGGAGCGGCTCGGCGACTACACCTACACGCTCGCCGACTTCAAGAACGGGATGCCGGAGCAGGTGCGGGCCGAACTCGCACAATTCAAGAAGGTAGTCATCTGATGCCGACGACGATCTCCATCAACGACGTGGGCGTGAAACTCTGGACCTCGGACGCCAACGAGATTCCGGTGCTGATGCAATGGGTGTCCGAGCAATATGAGGACATGAAGCGCCGGGGCGTGACGGACGCCTGGCGGTGGGACTTCGCCCCCGCCGAGAAGGAGAAACGTCTGCGGGAGGGGGATAAATGAGCCGTCTTTGCCGTCTAGGATGCGCTAGGAACGGTTTTCTATCCGTTGCCCGGGTACAACACGGGGTCGAGCCGGAAAACGCCCTACAGCGCAATCCAGGGGGTTTTCGATGAGTCGCGACAATCTCTACAACCGCACCGTCAACATCACGCGGGCCGTCTATACGGCGGACGAGTTGGGCGGGAACTCTTCCAAGTCCTACGCGCTCGTCCGGTCCAACGTCCCGTGCCGGTTCAACAGTCTGTTCACGAAAGAGATGCTGTGGGACTACGATAAGAAAACCGTGTTCGCCAACTACAAAGTCTATCTCGAATATCTTGATGGACTCAAAGAGGGCGACCGGTTGGTTCTGGATGACGGCTCCGTGTATGACGTGAAACTCATCATCCAATGGGACATGGCCAAGACCTACATGGAACTCGCCGTGATGGAAGTGCGCTGATGGAAATCAACGTCAAAATCGAAGGGCTGGATGCGCTGTTCTCGAACCTCCAAGAGTGGGGCAAGCGCAAGCAGGCGAAGATGCAACAGGCGTTGAAATGGGTCGCCGCCGACATCGAGCGTGACGCGAAGTCAATGTGCCCGTGGCAAACGGGCCGGCTCCGCGCCTCGATTTCCTACAACTGGACCGACAGCGGCAAGGGGTTCGGCTCGGTTGACGGCAAGGCTGATACGGCGGACGGCGTGGGTCAGCCGACCGATGTCCCGGCGGGCGGGTTCGCCGTCGTCGTCGGGACGAACGTGGAATATGCCCCCTTCGTGGAATTCGGGCACACAATCCATGCCGAGAAGCAGAGCGTCACGTCGAGTTATGTCGCCACCTACGTGGCCGGGCGCCCGTATCTCTCGCCGGCGTTCTTCTCTCACATGAATGATGTGTATCCGCGCCTGCAAGCGGCGCTCAATGAAGATGAAGGGCTGAAATAATGTACCTGAGGATTTTCTCCGACTTCATGATGCCGCTTCAGAACGGCAACGAGTGGCAGATGTTCATCGAATTCGCGGCGGCTTATTTCGCGCACCGGGACATCACGGACCCGGTTGTCGTCGAGATCGGCACGTGGGACAACCGCCAGAAGCGGTTCTACGAGGCGGCGATGCACGCCCGGCACTTCGGCGTGGACCTGAAAACCGACGGCATCTTCAAGCCCGATATTCTCGGCGACAGCCACAACCCCTTAACGCTTCAGGATTATTTCGACTTGAGCGGGCACGCACCCATCGACCTGCTGTTCATTGACGGCGACCACACCTATGAAGGCATCAAGGCCGATTATGAGTTATGGGGACCGAACGCCCCACGGCTCATCGCATTCCACGACGTTGACAACAAGAAGGAGCCGGGGGCGATGCAATTCTGGGAATACCTGCGCCGCGAGTATGAGGATAAATCCGACGCGACGTTCATCAAGTTCTCGTGCTGGGCCGACCCGTGGAAGATGACCATCCCGAATCTCGGAATCGGCGTCATGGTGAAGCAGATATGAGTGACACCTGCATCCTCGTGACCGCCTTCCTGCGCGACGACCTGACCCAGCGGTGCGTCGAGTCCATCCGTCGGTTCTACCCGGACATCGACATCTTCATCGGGCACAACGGGCACGCGGACCAGCAGGCGGCGCTCAAGGCGTTCTGCAAACGAACGTGCTCGACGCTCGTCCGCCATCCGTTTGACCTCGGGGTGGGCGGCGTGCGGAACGCGACGCTGGAGCAGATACCGGCGCAGTTCCGATACATCTTCGTATGCGAGGACGACATCCTCTTCACGGAGGAGACCGTCATCGAGAAACTCCGTCAGGTGCTGGACGCAGAGCCCACCATCGGGCTCGCTGGCGGTCATCTCCTTCAGCCGGGAGTCGGCGAGCGCCACTACGAAGCGATGATGAAGATTCAGGACGATAATTTCTATGTCACCAAACTCATTCGTCCGGAGTGGCTCGCGGCCGGAGCGACCGGGAAGCCGTCAATCAGGTTCTGCAAGTGCGACCTCATTCTCAATGTGTTCCTGATGCGGCGCGAAGCGTGGGAGTCGAATCCATGGGACGCGCAGTTCAAGACCGCGCTGGAGCATTGCGACTTCTTCTGGTCGCTCAAGACGCGCACGAAATGGCGGGTCGCCTATGTGCCCGAGGTCACGGCAACGCACGACCACGGAAAAGACGCTGACCGCAAAGAGTACGACCATTATCGGAACCGCCCGAAAGGGTGGCGGCTGTTCGGGCAGAAGTGGGGCGTCTGGCAGTCGTGGAACGACTGGAACGCGACGAACCCGATTTCATTCTTCGACATGGAGGAGCGCGTGGAGATTGACCCGAAAGACTCTATCCTGGCGACGGCCATCGAAATCCTCAACCGCCACGGCGTCAAATGGTGGCTGGAGGCCGGGACCTGCCTCGGCGTGTTCCGCGACCGGAAACTCATGTCGTGGGACCCGGACATTGATATCGGCATCGCGCCGGAGAACAGCAAGTCATGGGATGCGCTGAAGAAAGACTTCATCGCCGCCGGATTCGAGCATTACAAAGACTGGCGGCGCGGGCCGCGCGTGCTGGAGGTGTCGTTCTGGAAGAACGCGGGCGGCGATAGAATCAAGTTCGATTTGTTCTTCTTCGGCGTGCGCGGCGATATGTGGTGGCACGGCGCTTGGGGGCCCGAGCAGGCGGGCAAAGAGAACCGCGACTTCCTGCCTCATGTGTTCTCCGCCGAGTTGTTCAAAGAACTGGAGCCGGTCACTTATCGTGGGATGGAAGTCTATCTGCCGGCACCGACGGAGAAGTATCTCGCCGAGCGCTACGGAAAAGACTGGCGGACGCCGGACCGCGAATACAAGTATTGGCTCGACTGCGAGGCCATCGACAAGAACTTCCTCAAGGATAACCGGACGGTGTTCGTCGGCGGCGTGTGGGACTTGTTCCACGCCGGGCATCTCAACATCCTCCGCAACTGCCGTCGTCTTGGGCGAGTCGTCGTCGGAGTGCTAACCGATGAAGCGGCGGCCCGCTACAAGGCGAAACCTATCATCCCGTTCGCCGAGCGGAAGGAAATCGTCGCCTCGCTCGACCTCGTGGATGAGGTCATCACGCAGAACGACAAGAACCCGATACAGGACTTCCAGAAACTCGACATCCATCCCGACTATCTGGTTCACGGCGACGACTGGGACGCCTGTCCCGGCGCGGAGTTCGTCGAGACGTTCGGCGGCAAGGTCGTGTTCTTCCCGTACACGCGGGGCATCTCGTCCTCCAGCATTCGCGGGCGAATCCTGAACAACGCCGCGCTGATGAAGGAGTCGCAGAAGTCCGTGGAGCCGAACGCATGGGCCGGGAAAATCGCCATCGCTATCAAGACGTTCATGCGCGAGCCGGTGCTGATGCGGGCGCTCGACACAATCGAAAAGAACTGCCCGTTGCCGTATAAAATCTATATCGCCGACGACGGGCCGACGCCGAGCGACGCGAAAGCGTACCGCTACGCGAAACTCATGGAGCAGGGCCACGCCGTCATCCGGCTCCCGTTCAACTCCGGCATCTCTGCCGGCCGGAACGCGATGGTCAAAGCCATCACCGAGGATTACGTGCTGATGATGGACGATGACATTCTCATCCCTCCGGGCGACGGATTGCTGAAGATGAAAGAGGTGCTGGACTCCGACTCGAAACTCGGCGTCGTCGCCGCGTTGCTCGGGCTGGAGAACAGCCTCGAACTCTACGGCGGCAAGACCTATGCGAATGGTCTGCGGTTCGAGCGCAACGGCGCGCTCCTGCTCCGCGTCAGCGCTGGCGGGGCGGTCTCCGAGACCGGCGGGGTGCTGTTCAAGTACGCCGACCAGGTGCCGAACTTCTTCCTCGCCAAACGTCAGGTATTTGACAGCGTGCGGTGGGATGATAAAATCCTCGTTGAGTGGGAACACATGGACTTCTTTCTCCGGCTCAAAGAGGCCGGATGGAAGGCGGCTGTCTGCGTCGATGTGCGGGCCGTTCATCAGCGTTCCGAGCCGACATACGAATACGAGGGATATAGACGGGCCGGGGTGCCGTCATATTTCCTGCAAAAGCACGGGCTCGAAAAGGTCATCAATCAATATGCGTAAGACTTAAGGCATGAGGAAACTCCGTGACATATACGATGCAATGGAACATTGGATTTTATGATCTGCTATCCGCTCTCTACACGCGGCTGACGACGGACAGCGTGACCTCTGCCTACCGGATATATGATGAGGTGCCGGAGACGGTGGCGTTCCCGTTCGTCCACATCTCCGGGCCATACGGCGTGCGCTCGACGAACTTTTCGGCGCAGGACCGATTCTCAGAGAACCACATCGTCACCATCGACATTTTTTCCGACTATGCCGGAAACAAAGAGTGCGCCGAGATGATGAGTGCCGTGAGCCAGGCGGTGAGCGGAACGCCGCTCACGGTCACGGGCTACAACGTGCCGCTCGTGTTGATAGATTTGTTCGATATTCTGATTGATGCCTCCGCGCCGACGCACGTCGTCCGGCACGGAATCATCCGATACCGGTTCCATCTGGAGCCGACAACTTGAGCAACTTAACAATGAAAGTTCACAGGAGGAACTTATGACTACAGGTGCTGTTACTGGGCTTTTCTGCACAGTCAA